ATTTAGGTTTTACGAATTCGCTTCTTATTGTTAAAGTTATTTATTAACTTTGTGAGTTTAACAAAAAGGGAGAGTCCGAAGACTCTCCCGTAAATCAAATTGTAAGCGATAACTTACATTAGATTCTTGACAAGTGTTCTTCTGTAGTATACATTAGTATCCTTAGTAAGAGCACCAGTACCAGCAGCTGTGGCACCGTCATTGAATGGATTTGCTACCATTCCATAACGTGTCTTGAATCCAATTTTTGGTTGGAATGTATCGTGATCAACTGCACGTACCATTTGTAGTGGTACATATGGGCAATAGAATAATCCAGCATCCATTGCACTTGATCCCTTATATCCAACGGTGCAGTAGTTTAGACCAGCAAAGCCGCCTAATAGACCGTCAGCATATGGGTCAATGTAAACACGGAATCTACCGTTTAGAACACCAGCAAATGTATTACCTGTGTCGTCAACTTGTAGATTGTTTGAGTTTAGAGCAGGAGCGTAATCTAAAACACCAGCCATTTGAAGAGCAGAAGCTACGTCAGAGGAGCAGATGATAAGATTACCCTTACCTCTACGAGTTTCTTTTGCAATTCTGTTAGCTTCTCTTTCAAGATGGAACATTAGACCCTTGAACTTTTCAACAGCCCAACGACCGTTTGAGTCTGTGTCTAGATCGAAGAAACCAGCAGTTGTAACGTTTTCACGAGAACCTTGCTTTGCTGTTACGTTGATTGTGCGAACAACTTCACGATTGATTTCAGCAAGAATTTCAGAACTTAGAATATTTGAAAGTTCTGACTCAGCATCTAGACCGTGAACAGCCTTAAGATCCTGAGCAAGTTCCATCGAATATTCTGCCTTTAGAGCGCGAGACTTCGCAGCTACAGTAACCTTCTCAATCGAGAAAGCCATTTCTGGCCATGCAGAGTTACCAGAGTCACCAAGCTGTTCTGCTTGGGCTGTGCTCATACCATCTGCATAGTTGTAAAGGCCAGTTTCTGCAAGGTTAGCTGAAACTGTGTTATTACCAGGAATAGTACCAACGTGCTTGTCACCTAGAGTGTTAGCACCGCCAGCTACTGTTGAGAAGTGAGTATTCACTTCGTTATAGAATGTTTCATCGCCAGCCTGATTAGAATAACGGGCACGCATCGCAAAGATAAGTCCTGTTGGACCTGTCATTGGCTGAACGCCACAAATGTCATATGCAATTAGGTTAGGCATTGCACGTCTAACTAGCGAAATAAGAACCGGGTCGAAAATTTCAACAGGACCTGTACCTTGAGAGTCAGAAGCACCCATGATGTTAGTTGGGGCTGTAGCTTCTCCAAGTAGTCCGTAGCTCTTACTGTTAAGTTGTCTTGATTCTTCCGTAAGAGCCTTAGCTGTATTCTCAAGCATCCAAGCTGTTACGTTTCTGCGGTGGACATCCTTAATGTCTCCAAGGTCTTCATGTTCTAGAATAGGCGCCCACTTTTTTGTAAGTTCTTCATTTAGCATTTTTAGTTTTACTCCATTTGTTTGGTTTTTTTTATTTATCGTATATTATCTTTTAACTGTTCTAGAAATTGCATTGTAAACAGTCTTCACCGCAGGGTCGATAAATGCTTTTTCATCACTTTCTTCAGCGTCTTCAGCAATTTGCTCACTGATTAATTGAGTAGACTTTGTTTTTGGAGCCTTCTCAAAAAATCCTTCTTTAATGTAAGAAAGCTTCTTTAGGAATCCTTCATTGTCTGAAGGATCGTATTCGATGTTTTCGGCTAGAGTAACAAACTTCTTTGTATGAATAGGAGATAGTGTGTCTGCAACACTTTCAATTAGATTTGACTTTTCGTACTCTCTAATTGATTCATACATGTCAATATTCTTAGCTTCAGATTCATTAAGCTTTTCTTCAAGTTCATCTACCTTTGCCACAAGGTCTTCAACGATATCGTCTTGACCTTCAGGTAAATCTAGATTATACTTGCGGCATAGATCACCGAGATCAGTGATGAAATCTTCAGCTAGTGTTGTTCTTAGAGAATTTTCAACAGCTACCTTATTTTCATTCATCCATTCTTCAGCAACATAATCAAGATACTGATCTACTTTTTCAACTAAATCTTCTGTGATATCTTCAACTTGCTCTTGTAGAGCATTTTCATATTCTTCTTCAAGTCTTGCCTTTTCGACAAGTACTCTTGATTCTACAGAAGCCTCAAATAAAGTGGACATCTTGTCCTTAAATTCTTCTGACAATTCCTGATCGTCACCCCAAAGAACTTCTAGGTCTTCTTTAATTGGAGAACCCTTAGCATCAATAGATGACTTGTTTTGTGCAGCAGCACCATCAGGAATCTTTTGTGGAAACTCTTGTGCAGCAGCTAATACCATATCCCAGAATTTAAGCATGTCACCGCCACTCATGCCTGACATAGCATTCATTAGGGTATTCATTTTTTCAGCTTTAGTGCCGTTTGGAGCCAATGTAGCGGCAGCGTCTGTGCCACTGTTTTGTGCATCGAGATCCATTTCTTCTAGCTCTTCTTCAGAATTGTATTCATTGTCAAAGTTTTCTTCGTCATTAGAAAACTCTTCTTCGTTATCTAAAAGAGCTTCATTTTCAAAAACTTCTTTTTCTTGTTTCTTAGTAGCCATATTAGTAAAGTCCTTTTTAGGTAATTTTACAATTATTTATGTTTATTTAGTTTTTGAAATTTCATTAAGAAAATGTTCAAAAACTCTAATTTTGCTTTCTTCAAGTTGTCTTCTAGACATTTTCTTTAATGATTTCTGAATAGGTTCAGCAGCTTCTGCTATCCATTCACCATTTTTGAAAACCCATTCAACATTTTCCATGATTCCATTAACAAAAGCATCTGGCGCTGATGGATCAGCAACAATATCAGCAGCAGTAATCAGCTTAAAATCATCTTGGACTTCTAAAAGTCCATCATCTAATTTCTTAAGAGAACCTAGTCCACGAGAAGACATTCCTAATTGACCGCCAGATTCGATTATTCCTTTAGCAATATTACCCATTGGAGTTTCAGTAAGCTTGGCTCTTCCGATGATATTTTTACCATCAGGTTTTAAGCTTTCAACAATGTGGGAGATACGATCTAGATTGATTTGAGGACCTTTGGGATGTCCTAGTTCACCGTATGATCTTTTTGTAGAGACTTTTTCTTTGATATATCTGTTAACTTCGTTAACCAAAGTTTCCATTGGATAAACACGACCGTTTTTGTTAGGCACACTTTGCATAAAGATGCCTTCTAAAAACATATTCTTCTTACCGTCAATATTTTCAGTAAGAACTTCTATGTCGTGTATTTCTTCTCTAATTAGTTTCATGGGCCTGTTACTTTCTTAATATCTAACATGATATATCCAGAACCACCGCCAAGAGTGAAATAAAGATTTTCGCCGCCTTCTTCAATGTTAATTGCACATCCATTACCAGCATAATCATACCAACCAGTAGAATCCCAAACACCTATAACAGAATTAACTGATGAATTACCTTTAGTAACTGTCCATAAATTATTGGATCCCGCCCAAACTTGTCTAATAGTAGTACCAATAATAGTTTCACCAGGGCTGGCAATGTTACTAACTGAATCGTTACCAGTTAGAACTATCGAACCAGTAGCATCAGCATGTACAACTACATTTAAATTTGCTGCATTCTTTAAATAAGTAATCGCCATTATTAGCTACCTTTTCTAAGAGTAATCCAATCTTTTGAATCAATTGGAGTATCACCGTGATGTAGTTCATGTTTTCTTGTCGAAAATCTATTTGCACCTACTGCACCAGCAATACTGTTAAGTCTCTCTTTGGTTGTTTTTGTTCCCCAACCAGCATGAGAAACTTCAACTTTACCATCTGGATGATGTTTTGCGATAATATTTCCATGAAGCTTCATCACATGAACGCCATCATCATCATGTACATGTGTGTTTTTGTTTTTAAACTTTTCTTTGTTTAAAAATGCTTTTGTGGCACCTGAAGAAACTTTTCTTTCTTCATTGATAAGATCAGAGACTGATTCTCCAAGAACGTCGGCTAATGATTTCATTGTTTCCTCTTTAATTGGTGTAGTTTCTGATGCTTCAACTTTCTTAGGCCAAGAATGTGAACTACCTCTTTGAACATGAGCTTTAGCAAGAGTATATTTGGTTGTGCCTTTATAATTTTCAGGTGGATGAACTTTGATAACCTTATGTTTAGCACCATTATGCATTACATATTCTGGATGGCCACTTTTTTCTCGTCTTGCTTTGTCTAAAGATACAACATCACCTTCATTCATCTTGCGGGCATACTTGTCAGGATCAGCTCTGTATTCTTTCTTGTGTGCTTCTACGGCTTTTTTGAGACGATTTCCAGACAATGACATTTTGGAAGTATCAGCAGGCTTTGAGTGCCAATCTTTTCCCTGTTGTCTCTTTTTCTTTACAGGATCATTGTAGAAGACATTTTCATAAACCTTTTGATCTTCGCCAGGCATATAACCGTGTCTATCTTTCTTGCGGTCAATAGGCTTAGTGCCGCCATCGAATTGAATATCATTCTTGGCAGGGTCACTAAGTTTTAATTTCTTAATCAGATGCTTGAGATAAAATCTTAGCTCATCACCTGATTTTGGATAGTATCCAGTATCAGCTGTCTTTTCTGCCATTAATCAGAATCCTCTTCGCTTTCATCATCTTCAGATACTTCTTCTTCAGCTTCATCATCTGAATCTACTTCAAAGAAGTTTTCAGCCACAATCTCTGATCTTTCCAAAATCTTTTCCTTGATCTTGTCAGTAATGGCTTCTGAGAAAAGTGTTGTGGTTTCTGTGGGCTTTTTATCTACAATGCTTTCAACTAATTCTTCTATTTTTTCTTTAGACATCTTTATACCCTGGTTTAGTTTATATTAATTTATTTATTTGTTTCTAATTTTTACTCTTGAAGAGCAAGGAATTGGTTTTTAGTAAGCAGCTTATTCTTAACCTGATCTCCGAATGTATCACTTGAAGCAATGTCATCTAATAATACATCCCAAACAGCAACAGCAACAGTATTAGCATCAACTCCAGAAATACCATCAATTTTTGCAAGCTGTGTTTTGATATAGACTCCAATTGAACCAGCAAGTATAATATCCGCAGTAGGTTTATCCCAAACAGCTGTAGCTGAAGCCGCAGCAATAGATGTAATATCCGTATTCGTCAACGAAGCAGTAGATGTCACAATATCAACTAGATTCGATCTATTGAATGAAACAGTCGTATCAAAATCTCCAATAGGTGAAACATATGGACTTTGTCCAGGTTCACGAGTATAAAGATTTCCATCAAAAATATAGTCACCGTCAGCTTCAGGTAATTTAATTCTCCACCCATTCTCTAAGAAGTATGTAATACCCACTGAAGTTGTTTCCGTAATAGGGTCACCACCAATAGCTGTTAAGGCTTGCTCATACTTTGAATTATCAAATTGTACTATCCATTCTTTCCATGCAGAATATATGTCTGTTTGTACATCTACAGTTAATTCACCTTCATTAACGACAATCCATTTGTTAGGTCCATCAAAGTGAACTTTTTGATCTCCCATCGCATATTGCTGAGG